AATAATTATGAATAATTATGCGTTTGTAAAGTTTTAAATTGTATTTTTAAACATTATTTGATATTTACTTACAAATGGTTAATGATTTAAAAAACAAAGAAAATAGTCAAGTAAAACGACCAAGAGGTCGCCCAAAAGGTACAGCACCAAGTTTCTCGTCAGTAATTTTAGTTCGTAATAGCATAAAAGCAGCTATGGATGAGTGCGAGAGACGTGGCAGACCGCTGTTTATGCTGTTAGCTGATGAGATGATTGAAAGTAAAACACCATCTAAGACATTGAATTTGCTAGGTAAATTCTTGCCAGGTGTACAGGCAGACCTAAACATTACTGTAGAAAACAATTTTGCTAGTGCGTTAAAGGAAGTGCAGCAGCGGTTAGTGGAGCAGGGTGAAGTGGTAGACATTGAGGTTGTAGATAACGGAGCAGACGTTAAGTAGACGTGTGCATCGGTGTTGTAAGTATTGGTTTTCTGCCATTTAGAATATAGGTTGCCGAAATGGTTGCCGAAACTTAGGGTGGATATAGCTTTTCTACAAATTATGCTGCAAAAATACCAAAAAAAATGGTACACCCTCCCTGGCAAAAAAGGGTGGGGGGTAGTGTCATTGTAATACCACCCTCATAAAAAAATTGTGAAAAAAATTATATATGTTTAATTATTCGTTTGCATTGTTTGACAGTATAAAGTATATATGATGATAACATAGTATATCTATGTGAAAGTTTTTAGCATTTTACAATACATGATATCCTTTTACCTCACGTTAATACGTATTGACGTGGGGTTTTTTTATTAGCATTATATTTATGGTCGCGACTTTTTACCGCAAGTTTGGGTTGCGACCACTTCCAAAAAAAAATTTTTTATGGCAAAAGTAATCAGAGATGCAGCTGATACACTTATTGCTCTGCGTAATGATCCTGTTCTATTCGTTCGAACGTGTTTACAGGCAGAGCCACAGAAGTGGCAGATAGAGGCATTACAAAATATAGCAAATCATAATCGCTTATCAGTACGTAGTGGTCATGCTGTAGGAAAAACAACTTTCCTTGCGTGGACAATCTTGTGGTTTTTACTGACACGTCCTGATGTAAAAATAGCTTGTACTGCTAACTCCGCATCTCAGCTTGAACAAATTCTATGGTCAGAAATACAAAAATGGCACAGACGTATGCCTGTTGGATTTCAAAACGAGTTAGAATTTCGCACCGACAAAATCACAATAAAAAATGCACCTGAAAGTTTTTGCGTTGCACGTACTAGCAGACGTGAAAATCCAGAGGCACTTCAAGGTTTCCACTCACCCAATATGTTATTCATTATCGATGAGGCATCAGGTGTACCTGATATTATATTTGAAGTTGCACAAGGTGCGATGTCTACACACAATGCAAAAACAGTAATGGTTGGCAACCCTAACAGGGCATCAGGGTTTTTTTATGACGCATTTAACAGAAATGCTGAATCATGGAAAACAATGACAGTTTCATGTGCGGATGCTAACACAGTCGACCCTAATTACATTGAAGAAATGAAAAGGCAGTATGGGGAAGACTCTAACGTATATCGTGTGAGGGTTTTAGGACTCCCACCCACGACTGACGATAATGCGATTATGGGTAGAACACTTGTAGAGTCTGCCATAGGTCGTGATGTTGAGCCAACAAATGTTATGCCTGTTTGGGGTATTGATATTGCTCGTATGGGAGCAGACAGGTGTGCATTGTGCAAACGCAAGGGTAACATTATAACTGAGCCGATTAGACATTGGGGTGGTAAAGACTTAATGGAAACTGTAGGTCTTATCATGGCAGAGTATGAATCTGTACCATATAAAGATCGCCCAAGTGAAATATTGATTGACTCCATTGGTTTAGGTGCAGGGGTTGTTGACCGCCTGGTTGAATTAGATTTACCTGCACGAGGTATCAATGTAGCAGAAAGCAGCAGTATGAGTGACCGATATATGCGGTTGCGTGATGAACTGTGGTTTAAGTGTCGTGAGTGGTTAGAGCAAAAAGATTGCCTTATACCTGACCAAGATGAATTGGTAAACGAACTGACTGCTGTGCAATATGAAATATTATCGAGTGGCAAGTTTAAGGTCGAAAGCAAAGAGCAAATGAAAAAACGTGGCTATCGTTCACCTGATATTGCCGATGCGTTAATGCTTACATTTGCAGGTCTTGCCGTCAGAGCATCAGGTAGCGGTGCAGGTTATAAATTTAACCAACGTATTGATTATGGCAATAATGGGTGGATTGTATGATTCCATTCCCTGATAAAAAATACAATATTATCTATGCCGATCCCCCTTGGGGTTATAACGGCAAGTTACCGCAACGTGCAAAAATACAGCATTACCCAACTATGTCAGACCAGGACATAATAGATTTGCCTGTTAGCAATATTGCTGCCGATGACAGTCTGTTATTAATGTGGGTATTACACGCAAAATTACCATTAGCATTGGATGTTATTAAATCTTGGGGTTTCGAATATATAACCTGTGGTTTTTGTTGGGTTAAAAGAAATCGTGTTGCCGATAGCTATTTTACAGGGATGGGTATGTGGACACGTTCTAATAGTGAATTATGTTTACTAGCTAAACGTGGCAAACCAAAAAGACAGAGTGCTGCAGTTAAACAGGTATTAGATGACAAAATTATGCAACACTCACGTAAACCTGATTGTGTGCGTGACCGCATTGTTGAGTTATGTGGCGATTTACCACGCATAGAACTATTTGCCAGGCAAAAAGCTGAAGGTTGGGATTGTTGGGGTAATGAGGTTTGACCAACATCATACGTTTCCCAAGTCCACTCCACCATAAAGAATATTACGAGATACTCGAAAATGATGATGTTCATACCACGTATGAATTTTTTGGCGAAATAATAACAGATTTAATGGTTGCGAATATTGCAAGTGGCGACACGATTGCTACTGCACTATGTATGTTATCGCATGACATATTAAAAGGTCAGAACATGGAAGATGATGATATCGAAACTTTTATCGATACGATCTTCCCAAGGGATGGTTACAAGTTTGAAATAGAATAACCACCTACTAACAAAAGAACACGCATTTTACACTTTTTAGAAATAGCTTTGACGTGTAGGTGGATCAAATAACAACAGGAGGACAATATGCCAGGTAAAGGTTTATACGCAAATATAGCAGCGAAAAGAAGAAGAATAAAAGCAGGTAGTGGCGAGAGAATGCGTACACCTGGTTCAAAAGGAGCTCCAAGAAGAAAAGATTTTGTACAAGCTGCAAAAACTGCAAAACCGAGAAGACGTACATGATATGGCTAAAGACTCAAGATTAACAAAACATAATCTTGACCGCTTTAACCAATGCAAAAGAACTCCCAAACATCCCACAAAGTCACACATTGTCGTTGCTAAAGAGGGCAACAAGATAAAGACCATACGTTTTGGGCAGCAAGGTGTTACAGGCGACAGAAAGAATACTGAAAGGTCGCAGTCATTTAAAGCACGTCACAGAAAAAATATACAAAAGGGTAAAATGTCTGCTGCCTATTGGGCGGATAAATGTAAATGGTAAACCAAAGAGGTCGTTATGAAAATGTATAGTAAAACTACCAAGATTACAAAAACACCAAAAAAACCAAAAAGACCCACACCATCAAAGAAAAAGCCAAATAAATATAGTAGGTAAATTATGCCAAAAATGGACAATACCACATTCCAAAGTCTAATAAATGACCACATGGTCGATGCGGTTAATTACTACGATACAGAATATTCAACAGACCGATCTGAAACCTTAGATTATTATTTGGGTGAGCCTTTTGGTAATGAAGTTGAAAACAGATCACAGGTCGTAGCGACAGAAGTATCAGACACCATAGAATTTATCATGCCGCAACTGATGAAGATATTTCAATCATCAGACCATTTTGCACGTTTTGTTGCCAGGCAACCTGAAGATGTAAAGGCAGCTGAACAGGCAACCGACTTGGTAAACTATGTGATTAATAATGACAATAATGGTTTCGTAAATATCTATAATTGGTTTAAAGATGCCTTGTTATTTAAGGTCGGTGTATTAAAGGTATTTTGGGAAGAAAATATACAGGTTGTTGAGGAAACATACCAAAACCTAACAGAGGATGAATTAACATTATTACTCGATGATCCTGATATTGAAATCGTATCACAAACATCAAATGAGGTTGGTGTTATTGCCGATGATCTGTCAGCACCTGATGAGGTAATAGACATTGACGATACAGACATTGACGATATAGCAGAGGTTGCACTTGAGAGTGCAGTACCACTTATGGTCAATTACGATGTAGAAATTAAAAGACGTAAGAATAGTGGCAAGACAAAAATAATGAATGTGCCGCCTGAAGAATTTTTATTTTCAAGACGCTCAGTATCACTAGAAACTGCTGATTTTGTTGCCCATCGTTCATCCATGAAAGTAGGCGACTTGGTCGATCTAGGCTATGACTACGACACAGTATTGTCGCACTCCGGTTATAATGAAATAGATAACGAGGCAGAGGTACAACAACGATTCCAAGATGTGGAGGCAGGGACAAGGCACGATAGTAAAAACGACCCAACCATGCACGAGTGCTTGGTAACAGAAATGTATTTACGTACCGATTTTGATGGCGATGGCATACCTGAACTTAGGCGAGTATTAACAATAGGCGAGGGTCATTTTATATTAGAAAACGATCCATTTGACCACATACCTTTTTGCATATTATCACCGATATTAATGCCACATAGAATGGTTGGTCGTTCTGTAGCTGAAATGGTCAAAGACTTACAGTTAATCAAATCAACAATACTTAGACAGTTGCTCGATAATATGTACCTAACCAATAACTCACGTGTGGGTGTTGTTGAGGGTCAAGTAAACTTAGAAGATTTACTATCGGCACGACCTGGCAATATTGTCCGTATGAGAGCTCCAGGCATGGTGCAACCATTAGCCGTACCGCAGATTGGTACAGCAGGTTTTAATATGCTTGAGTATATAGACCAGGTAAGAGATCAACGTACAGGTTTTTCAAAGGCAAGTTTAGGCTTAGACCCAAAAGTATTACAATCAACAACGGCACAAGCAGTAAACTCTACCTTACAAGGATCACAGCTTAAAACAGAAATGATTGCTCGTGTATTTGCAGAAACAGGGTGCAGGGATCTTGCCAAAATTGTTTTGCTATTATGCCAAAAGCACATGATGTCAGAACGTATTATACGCATACGTAATGAGTATGTGCCTGTTGACCCTCGTGGTTGGGATAATGAGTTTGACATATCAATCGAGGTTGGTCTTGGGCATGGTAAAGACGAAGAAAAAATGGCGATGCTATTGCAAGTGGCAGGTAAGCAAGAGCAGCTAATACAAACACTCGGTATGGATAACCCTATTGTAAAACCAAGTCAGTATGTCAATACTTTGGCAAAGATAGTCGAGATGGCAGGGTTTAAAGATACCACACAATTTTTTAACAATGCAGAACAGATTGACCAGGTCTTAACGCAGCAGCAACAAGCACAGGCACAAGCACAAGGTGGTGGCGAGGCGAATGCAGCAGCTATGCAAACCGATATTGAACGTCAAAAACTACAAGCAGATATTGCACTTGAACGTGAAAAAATGATGCTTGAAATAGAGTTAGAACGTGAAAAATTTGCACAGCAAATGGTACTGCGTAGAGAAGAACTACAAGCAGAATTAGATTTAAGACAACAAAAAATAGCTTTAGGCGGTGACGTAAGTACGAATCTACCTAAAGGGTAAGGGAATGAATGTCGTTAGACGATGAAAGACAACGTGGTTTATTAGCAGAAACTCTGCGTAATAATCCATTACTGAAAGAGATATTTCAGACGTTAAAGGATTCTTACATTACTGATTGGTCGCAGACTGAACTAAGTGATGCCGAGAGTAGGGAACAGGCTTTTTATTTGTTAAAAGCACTCAACGATATCGAAGGTCAAATAGACTCGATCATATCGACAGGTAAATTAGCAAGTCAACAAATGCAAAGCATTGTTCGTAAAAACAACAAATAATGGAGTGAAAATATGTCTAGTATTCCTGATGGAACTAACACAAACGCAGCATTAGATACTAATGATGCAATAAATTTACTTTTGAATAGAGATAACACACCTAATCAGGCAAGTGAAAATATTCAAGAGTCGGAAGATACCCAAGAGGTGTCCGCTGAAGAAACTGAAGTTGAAAATGAAGTAGCCGTTGATGACCAAGCTACTGACGAGGAAGTGGATGAAGAAAGCGAACAGTATGACGAAGAAACCGATGAGGAAGAAGTCGCTGTATATTTAGCTAAGGTTGATGGCGAGGAAGTCGAAGTGTCCGCTGATGACTTAATCAAGTCCTATCAACTAGAGGCGACTGCACAGAAACGATTGCGAGAGGCAGCAGAGGAACGTAAAAAGATCCAAACTGACGCACAGCAAGTTGAGGCAGAACGGAAATATTATGCTGAGAATTTAGCACTTTTGCAAAATGCTCTGAGTCAAACAGAACAGGGTAATCGGACAGAGGCAGAGTGGGCAGAGTTATACCAACGTGACCCAATAGCCTATATGAAAGCAAAAGAGGATGTTCGTGATAAACAATCCAAAGTCCAAGCATTACAACAGGAACAATTAGCACTTCAGCAAAGACAGGTTGAAACCGAGCAGGTCAAATTATTAGAAAGAATACCTGCATGGAAAGATCCTGAAGTCGCAAATAAAGAACGTGCTAACATTGTGACTTATGCCAAGCGATTTGGATTTACCGAACAAGAAGTCGCAGCAACAAATGATTCACGAGTTGTCGATTTACTTAGACGTGCCTATTTATATGATGCGTTGCAAGATAGAAAACCTACTGCAACCAAGAAAGTAAAGAAAGCACCGAAGATGTTAAAGTCAGGTCAACCGAAATCTAAAGTAAATGTTTCCCAACAAAACCGACAAACGGCTTTTGATAAATTAGCGAAATCAGGTCGAAAAGAAGATGCGATTTCATACTTACTAACTAAATAACTGATTAAGGAAAACAACAATGGCAACTTACGCAACAGCAAATGCGATTGGTCAAAGAGAAGATTTATCCGATATCATTTACAGAATTGATCCAACAGAAACACCTCTTGTGACTGCGATGTCCAAAGAAACAACATCAGGTGTTACAACTGAGTGGCAGGTACAAGAACTTGCTGCTGCGGTCGATACAAACTATGTAAATGAAGGTGCAGACTACTCTTATGTCAATCCAACAGCAACAACAAGACTGAATAACATACATCAGATTTCTGCAAGTGCAGCACAAATCTCAGGTACACTAGATGCAGTCGATACAGCAGGTCGAGCAAAAGAGTCTGCATACGTGAAAGTGATTAAAGGTCTTGAGCAAAGACGTGATATTGAAAAATCACTTTTCAAGAATGAGGCTAAATCAGGCTCAGACCCAAGAAAAACTGCGAAACTATTAACATGGATTACAAATGGTAGTAAACCATCTGACATGGGTTTTGCAGCAGGTACAGGTGCTGACACCGCAGACGTAACAGGGACAAATGCAGCACTTACTTTAGCAAAAATTGATGATGCTATCAAAGCAGCTTACATCGATGGTGGCACACCAAGTATGCTACTAATGTCACCAACTAATAAAGTGAACTTTAGTGGTTTATCTTCAGGGTCAGTCGCTACTAACCAAATCACATCAACAGCACCAAAAGAGGCATCAATCATTGGCTCAGTATCTCTATACTTATCCGATTTTGGTACACTTGATGCTGTGGTTGATAGACAAGCAACTGATGCAGAAATGTACATCATTGATACAGACTATGTATGTCTTGGTTTCTTACCAGGCAGACAGTTTAGTGTGTCAGATGTAGCACCAACAGGTGATACAACTAAGTTTTCAATCATTAGTGAATATGCACTAATCGTGAAAGCACCAAAAGCACACGCAGTAGTTATGGGTCTAAACGGATCATAATAAACTAAAAAGGAAGTGGTGGTTGCTCCCTTGCCACCACTTCTACTATATAAGGGTTACACATGAAAAAAGTAATAACGAGTGACGGCATAAGTAAAACCACCACAATGGATTACGATGCCAACAAAGAAGAATACATCATAGAAACTGTACACAAAGTTGATGGCATAAAAGATTTAGCCAAAGAACAACTACAACAACATCGTGCAGGTGACATGATTGGTAACACACAAAAACATTGGCAAAAAGTAGGCGAGATACCGAATACAATTTATTATGACTTATTGCAAAAGTTCGGCAGTCCACAACAGAATCCAAAAGCATGGTTTCGGTGGTTGCAAGACAATGACAATAAAGCATTCCGCACAACAAATGGTAGGTTAATTTAAAATGGCATTTAGTACATATAGTGATCTAAAAACATCGGTAGCAAATTTTTTAGCACGAGATGATTTGACATCACAAATTCCTGATTTTATCAGATTGGCAGAGGCACGTATGAGTCGTGAACTCGATGCACGTTCTATGGAAAAGAGGGCGACTGCATCAACAGCAGGTGGTGATGGTTTTATATCACTCCCAACTGATCTACGTGAGATAAGGAATGTGCAACTAAATACCGACCCTGTAGATACCCTGGAATATTATACGATGCAAATGTTGAACACGCATTATGCAGGGCAGGGTCAGGGCAAACCGAAAGCATACAGTATCGTAGGTACTGAGATCGCTTTAAAACCAATACCTGATGCAGTATATACATTAGAAATTATTTATGGTGAGAATGTAACGGCATTAAGTGACGCAGTTACGAATAACACAATTTTACTTAGACACCCTGATGCGTATTTATATGGCACATTAATGAATGCTTATACATACCTTATGGATGAGGCAAGGGCGACACAATACGACCAACTATTTTCACGAATTATGGAGGAGGTCATTCGTGATACCGAGAAAGCACGTTATGGCGGTGTGCTATCAATGAAAACAACTTATAGAGGAAAATAACAATGTCAGCTATGTCAGATTATTTAGAAAATGAAATACTAGACCACATACTTAGGAATGCAGCTTACACACCTGCAAGTGCAGTTTATATCGGACTGTCAACAGGTAGTTTCAACGATGATAATTCAGGAACAGAACTAAGTGGTAATGGTTATACAAGAAAAGCAATAACATTTGATGCGGCTAGTGGAGGTGCAACAGATAACACATCTTCTGTTGACTTTGATGCTGCGACAGGCTCATGGGGAAGTGTTTCCCATTATGGGCTATTTGATGCAAGTTCTAGTGGTAATCTACTTATACATGGTGCATTTAGTGCTGCAAAAACTGTAGCAAGTGGCGACATACTTCGTATTGCAGCAGGTGAGTTAGATATAACAGCGGCTTAGTATTATGGCTACCTTAGAGGAACTTGATGCTTTTGGTACTATGGATAATATTGATAGCTTGGGTACTCTCGAACAGCTAGACAATCTTACACTCCATCAAGCGGCAGCAGCGAGTTCAATAGCAATTACAGAAAGTGCAAGTGCTGTTCGTATGCAACAAGCAGTTGGAGCAGGTGCTTTAGCGATAACGGCAACTGCAAATGCAAACTTCTTGGTTAATATTGCAGGAACAAGTGCTATAGCTATAACAGAGTCTACAGGTGCAATCCTAATACTCGGTATGAGTGCAGCATCAAGTATGACTATCAATAATCTTAATTCACTAATCACAATGATTAAAATACCAACTTTAGTTGGTGCAACTTTGTCGATTACAGAAAGTACGAATCTATTCAAAATACAATCTGTTACAGCATCAGATATTTTAACAATAACCACATCACTTACAGGTGAAATACTTGGTGAAACTTGGACAGATGTATCAGGTAGAGATGTTGTTTGGAGTACGTTACAATGATAGAATTTGGCGAGTGGCTACCTGACCAATCAGACTTGGGTAATAGCGGTGTACTCGAGGCTAAGAATGTAATACCAGGTGCAAGAGGTTACAGACCTGCAAAAGATTTATCGACCATATCCAATGCAGCAGATAATTACTTACGTGGCATTTATGCAACTCGTGATGCAAGTAATACTGTGCAGCTATTTGCAGGGGATAGTGCAAAACTATATAAGTACGCAGCATCAGACTCTGATTTAGATAATGTTTCAAAAAGTGGCAACTATACACTTGGTACAACAGATCGATGGAACTTTGTACAGTTTGGCGAGTTTGTTATTGGTGCAAGTGGCGATGGTCAAATACTGCAAAAATACCAAGTCGGTACAAGTAGTTTATTTGCTGATATAAGTGGATCACCTGCTGCAAAATATATTGCCGTTGTACGTGATTTCGTTATTTGTGCAAATGTTAAGTATAGCAGCACAGTCCATCAAGATAGATTATATTGGAGTAGTATTAACGACTCACAAGCATGGACAATCGGCACTAACCAATCCGATATTCAGGATATACCTGACTCAGGTAAAATAACCGGCATTGTGGGTGGTCAATCAGGTACAGTTTTATTAGAACGTGGTATTGCACGATTAGATTATGTTGGCTCACCTGTTATATTTAATGTTGAAAGAATAGAAACAAATAATGGGTGTGAGATACCAAGTAGTATTGTAGCACTTGGCTCAAATGCTGTTTTTTATTTATCGCCAAATGGTTTCTGTCTATTTGACGGCAATCGTTCAAATCAGATTGGTGCAGAAAAAGTTGACCGCTTTTTTTATGATAATTTAAACCCTGCCCATCATCATCGAACAACGGCAGCAATAGATCCTAATAATCAAAATGTTTTATGGTCATTTGTTTCCAACGATAGCAGCGATGGTGAGCCTGATAAAATCATGGTTTACAATTATGCACTTGGTCGATGGTCATTGTTAGAATTAGCACACGAGTCATTAGGCACAATATTAATACCTGGTTATTCATTGGAGCAGTTGGATAATATCAATACAAGTATAGATGCGATGACAACATCTTTAGACTCTGCACTATACGAGGGTGATAGTTTCACACTCGGTGGATCAAAAGATAAAAAGATACACGCATTCACAGGCGATACACTTGCTGCCACAATAACCACAAAAGAATTTGAAGTAACACCAATGAGGTCGTCAGTTATAAATTCTATAACACCTTATGTAACGGCAAAAAACCCAAGTGTGCAACCTACATTATCAGTATCAGTTGGCAGCAGAAGTAAACAAATTGATGGAGCAACATTTACGACTGCCTCTAGTTTAAATAGTGATAATTTATGTAATGTGCGATCAAGTGGTCGCTATCATAGAGTAAAAGTAGAAACTACAGGCGACTTTCGATACGCACTTGGTGTTGATGTTGATGCGAAACCACTTGGCAGACGTTAATGGTTGATTTTGCGTACAGAAAGCTACCACCACAAGGCGGTAGTGCTAGGGATGTTGCACAGGCAGTAAATTTGCTAATCGATGGTAAACATAATGCAACAGGCAGTTTTACTCTAACAGCAAGTGCAGCAACAACTGCTGTTACCGATACAAGGGTTGGTCAAGATAGTGTCATACTATATTCGCCAACAACAGCAAACGCATCTGCTGAAATAGGTGCAGGAACAATACACATATCAGCACGAGCCGATAGCAGCTTTACTATTACTCATGCCAATAATAGCCAAAGCGATAGGACTTATATTTATACAGTAACAGGTTAAGAGGAGTTAAGGGAATGCAGTTTGTACCAATACCAAAAGAGCATTTAGACAATATGTGGCAATATGTTGAGCCAATCATTATTAAGGCAGTCGGTTTAACACCGGACAGAATAGATACAAAAAACATATTAGCTGATGCAAAAGAAGGTCGATACTTAATATGGATTGTTACCGAACAAAGAAAAGATACGCAATACATACAAGCAGTATTGACCACACGTATTTCACAATACCCAAAAACCAATGCACTATGCGTTGATTTTGTAGCAGGTACACGCATGAAAGATTGGCTACCAATCGTAATGCCTGTGTTTGAGGAACTAGGGAAAACAAATAATTGCTCACATATCGAGGGATATGGTCGTAAGGCATGGGCAAAATATCTTAATAAGTATGGTTGGCAACAACAACACATACAATATGAAAAGAGGTTAGATAATGAGTAAAGGCAGTAGCAGACCTGCAACTTCAACAACAACTTATAATATTCCTGATAGTGTCATACAAAATCAAGAACAAGTTTTTGATGCAGCAAGAAATTTTGACCCACAAGTTTATCAAGGTCAAAGATTTGCAGAAATGAATCCTTTCGAAACAGCACAGATACAAGGTCTTGGTAATTTTAGTGATGCCGGTGTACAGCAATACCAAAATACTATTAATAGCCTGTTAGGTGCTGATATTGGCAATCCAAACTTACTACGTGACGAACTTAATCGTGACATGGGTGGTCAGTTCTTAGACCGAGTTATCCAAGATCGAACATCTGATGTTGTTAATGATTTAACATCACAATATTCAATGGCAGGTCGTTTAGGCTCTGATGCGTTTGGGTCTGCACTTGGTCGTGGCATAGGCACATCTATTGCACCTCTACTACAACAGCAAGAGAATTTAGAGGCACAACGTAGACAACAATTAGCAGGTCAAATCATCGATGCCGAAAGAGGACAAGCGAGTTTCCAAGCAGGTATTGCAGGTATGTTGCCAACGGCACAAGACTTAGCCTTACAACAGCTTGGTGCAATTGGCACAGCAGGTGACTTGCAACGTGTACAAGATGAGAGAGCATTAATGGCAAGTCAACAACAGATTGCAGAACAAAATGCCGCAGAGGCAGCAAGACTCAATGCCTTACTATCAGCAGCAGGTGCAGGTAATATACAACAAGGATCATCAACAGTACAAACTGCTGCATCTGCACCACCTGGTAATGCTTTATTGGGTGCAGGACTATTGGCGAGGTCACTATTATTTCCTGCAGCACCTATAAGTTAAGGATGTAAATATGGCATTAACAAGACGTGATAAGGAAAAAATAAAGAAATTAAAAAAAAGAAAAAGCAGTCTTGTATTCAGTAGAAGTAAAGGCGGAAAACTTACTAAAAAAGAAATATCCACTAGAAATAGTAACATCAATAGACAGATAGCAGATATTGAGTCAGGCGGTCGTTCAGAGGGTTTTACTAGAGGTTTCAAAAGCAGTTCAAGAGATAGAGATAATGACAGAGGTGGTCTGTTAAGCGGTCTAAGTAATGCAACATCGAATATTGGTGGTTTACTATCAAGTGATCGTGGTAATAATTTAGTTAATAATCTTGCAAAGATATCACCTATATTACCATTTCTATTGAATGTAATTGGCACAGGTTACAACCTATATAATTTATTTCGTGGTAATAAAGAGCCTACGGAAACTTTCCCAATACCAAGAGATAAACCTGATAATTTAGTACGACAAAGCACGTTCGGTGTACCAATGGATAAACCTAATGATTTGACACGTTACATAACCTCTCGTCCACCAACACCGCAAGAATTAGTTGATGATGTAAGATTTGGTGGCAGGTCATTTAGTGAGCCATTTACGATGGCAGGTGGTGGTAGCATACCAAGTGTATTTTCACAACCTGTAACAGAGAGAATACAAACAGGTGTTCAGTCGTTTGGTGGCGGCACACGACCATATACAGTTGAAAGACAACGTATGTCAACAGGTTTACTCGATATACTAGGCGATGCCAATATCGGTAGCCAATATCAAACATTACCACAACCTAACCCAAATCAATTAAATGTATTTCCAAGAGCAGTTGATTTAAGTCTACTAGCTGATGCAAATGTTGGCAGCGATTATACAACACGTACACCACAAGATATTGATTTTAGGTTAGGTGTATCGCCACTAGAATACAGTAATTTTTTAGGTAGCACAGATGTATCAGACCAACTGTTAGCAGAGTTAAACAAGTCAGGTTTATTAGGTGGTTTTAACGCAGACATTAATCGTAATTTAGCACCTGCAACATTAGAAAATGAGTTTCAATATACATTAGGTGCTGATCCAATTATTAATAACGCAAGTGCAAATCTACTTGGTTATACACCAGGTACTGTAGGGTCAGCAGTTGTACCATTACAAGACTTCTCATACCGACAGTATTTAGATTATCAAAATAGTCTGCAAGATCTTAGAGATCGAGCAGCAGGGTTTCCAAACACAAACATAAACATAACAGGATATTAGTATGGCAATAGATTTTTTTAATAGATACTTTCAAGGTCAAAATGTATTGAATCAAAAACAACAAGTGCCACAAATCGGCTTGGGTAACGTGCCAGGTAATATTGGACTAACAGGTGGTAATTTACCACTTGGCATGGGTGGAGGTGGTAATTCTATGGCAGCAAACCCATTTAGCATAAACACTTACAATACGATGACACCAAACCCAAACCAAGGTGGTTTTACTCGTGGTATTGGTGGTGCATTAAGTAACATTGGTGGTTTTGTACAAAACAATCAAAGATTTGGTGATGCACTAGCAGGTGCAGCGATATTAGGCGGCACACCGATTGCTGATGCTTTTTCAGTAAGAGAAACCATAAATCCTACGACTGACACAATAGGTAAAAGTGTTGGTACACTTTTCAATATAAGAAATAATACAACAGGTCAGCTAACAGGTGAGCAAGTTTATTCGACAGACTCCGTAAAAATGAGAGAAGTTGCAAAAGATCCAAATTTGACATTAGAAGAAGTCGGTGAGGCAGTACCATCATCAGAGGCAGGGGATGTGCCTAAAGGTTATGTGCAGTCTGTTGATGAGCAGGGTAATGTAACATTAGAGTTTATTCCTGGTTATAATGAAGATGAAACCCTCGATGAAATGCAAAGATTAGATAGTTTGGAAAGAACAACAATTAGAGCAACAGGTGAGATGGAGGCTAACTTAAAAATACTAATCGATTTTACTAGAAATAATACGAGTACGACTGTTGGTGCTGCCTTACTTGGAGCAGGTGGTGAAGGTGCGATTAATGCTGCTATCGAACTATTAACAAGTGACAAAGTATCAGAAGTTAGAGGTGCATATGCGACTATTAACGCAAATCGTTTTGTTAATGCCATTACTGATATGCGAAACGCATCAAAAACAGGTGGTGCTGTTGGACAAGTAACTGAACGTGAGATGAATACTCTTAGAGATTCAAGAAGTAATTTATCACCTTTTGCAGGTGCTGCTTTCACAACTCAACTAGCACAGATGTTAGGGGAAACTGTCAACGCACGTAAAGAAATTTTATTCGAAATAGATAAGAGAAACAGAATATTAACATCTAAGTTAAGTTCAACAACACAAAAAGCATTGAGTGAGTAAAATGGCAGAAACACAATACGACAAAAAATATTTTGATAATCTTAGTAAAGATAAAA